TCGGCCACAGGATGGACCCGGCAGGGAGGCTGATCGGGACCGACTTGCAAGACGCTATGTCCGCCGTCAGGGATCACGCCACCAGCTTCGCCAAATCGTCGTCCAAGTATGAGAGGGACGCCGGGGAAGCTCTGAGAGCGTTTCATGCCGAATTGCGGGATTTGTTGGAGCGCACCAACCCTCAATACGCTAACGAGTTCTCCAAGATCAACACCGCCTACCGAATCTTGAAAACCGTTGATCGAGCAGCGTCGTCGGTGGCCTCTCCGGAAGGAATCTTCACCCCCAGCCAGTTTCATTCCGCCGTCAAGGCAGGGGACATATCGAAGGACAAAAGGGCATTCAGCGAGGGTGGCGCATTTCTCCAGGGGCTGTCGGGGCCTGCCAAGTCGATCATGTCATCCCATTACAACGACAGCGGTACTGCCGGACGTCTGGCCATGTCTGCTGGGGCATTGGCAAGCGGAATGGCATCGCCCGCTATTCCTCTTTCTCTGATAGGGGCTTCGGCCCTATACACCCCCTGGATTCAAAAGCAACTGGTAAAGTCGATTACCAATCGTCCTAATTTTGCTCGCCCCCTGTCTGACTTACTCAATGTCGGCGGGACCTACGCGGCCCCAGGGGCAGCTGGGTTCACCTCCGGGAGGCAGTAATGGCTGTTGTAGTCTCTCCACCCCCGCCCAAGACAGACGGTAAGTTTGATGACTGGATGTACCTATTCTGGAAGAAGGTGATTTCGGCAGTAATCACGGTGATCGGGATTCCTGCCGGGGGAGATACTGGCTCCGTCCTGTCGAAGATCGACGGCACCGACTATAATGTGGAGTGGGCTTATCCCGTCCTCGGGTTCTTGGCGGGGGAGGGGGCGGGTGGGGTGGTATACCAAGCGACCAGTAAATCGACTAGCGTCACCCTGGACGCGAAGTGCGGCACCATCTTCATGGATGGGGAGGCGCTTAACGATTCCACCAGTGTGTCGTTCACCTTTTATAACGCGTACATCGAGGCCACCGATGTACTGGTCGTTACCATGAGGGATGGGGCGTCCTTCGGTGCGTACCTGACCCAGGTGGAGTACACCAACACAGGGCAGTGCTCTATTGCCCTGCGAAATATTTCTGGCGGTACACTGAGCGAGTATGTTCAGTTGAACTTTGTGTTAATCAAGGCATATAACTCGTGAGGAATAGCCATGCCCTGGGACGGAAAAGAACGGCGCGGGTCTGAGACCAATGAATATGTATCGCTTCAGGAGCGAATGGACAATCAGGACCGCATCCTTCTTGGACTGCGCGATACCCTGATCGAACACATTACCGAGTCCAAGGATATTGGACCGGCGGTCAAGGAACTGGTGACTCTGTGGAAGGCCAGCAAGCTCCTGGGGGCGATCTTCGCCGCCCTCGCCGCAGGAGCAGCCGGCCTGTGGTCCCTATTTGTTTGGGCCAGAGAGCATCTAAAGTAGAGCCTCCAGAGGAAGCAGCCAGAGCCTGACGGTCCTGGTTGTAATCATCTTCAGACGGGTCTTGATGGGGATGGGATAGAGTCGATGGGCCATAGTTATTTCTCGCTGTGTCTTCCTGTCCCGCTAACATCATATTTTGGCGGTGTCGGCAACGGGAGCCACGTGGTCGCTGAGCATCTTTGGTTGTTGTGCCAGAAAGCTCCGCCAATCCACGCACCATGAACCGTCTTGCCGCCATGAACAAACAACACTTCCTGCGCTTTTTGTGGGGGCTCATCAGCGACATCGCGCCAACGCGGGAATTCTGTCCCCAAGGTCGGTGGCCACGTTCCTTCAAGACGCGCTCTGTGCAAGTGGTTGACTGCGTTAACGATGAACATGGCGTGTTCTAAGGACTTCGCCCAGCGTTCGCGCAGCAGGTCGGTCACGTCGTCCATAAGCGGGTAAATCAATCCGCTGGCCGCTCCGCATGCGCTGCTCGTGCATTGCACGCATTGAGCGCCAATGCTTGGCTCGTCGGTCTCGCCTGCGAGCGTGATAATTTCCGCTTCCGCGCCGCAAAAAGGGCAGGGCATCAGCCGGTCGCTGTCGTCAATTAGGTGGTCCATGTCATTCCTCCGTTTTTGGAGCCGAGGCATAACCCGGCGCTCGTTCGGACGGGCCTGACGGCCCGCCGCACAGCTCTGCGTTGTGCGTCAAACCTCGAACGCCGCCGCTGCTGCGAAGCTCACCTTGAAGCCGCTCGCGTTGCGGTGTCCGCCGCCACCGTACTGCTTCGCCACCTCGGATACATCGACGCCCTCGTCGTTCGATCGCAGGCTGAAGACCCGGCCTTCCGGCGTGTCCCAATAGCAGGCGGCAAATGGTCGCCCCTTCGCCAATTCGTGCCCGGCATCGCTGCTCATCGTGTAGGGCAGGTTCGCCACCGGTACGCGGTGGCCGCCGATGACCATTTCCCGCGTCGTCACGCCAAGCAGTTCCCGAATGTCCTTGAAGTGCTTGCGCTCGATCGCTTCACCCTCGGCCGCCAGTGCTGCCGGCGCCGCTGCCATGAGCGTGTCCCACACCTGGAAGTCGTAGGGGAAAGAAAAGACGTTCGCTTGAATCTGGCGCGTGTTCTGGAGCGCGAAGCGCCACAGGTCCCGGTCCTCGATGTGAAGCAGGAGCGGCGGCGGGGTTTCGCCGGGGAAGAAGTGTTCCCACGTCAGCATCGCGCCGCTGCGGTTCATGTCGAACTTCGTCGTCACGTTCGCCGGCAGATCAACCAAGTCTTCGGCGCTCGTCTTGTGGTGGTCGAGAATCAGGATGCTGTTTGCCTTCTCGGCCATTTCCAGCAGCACCGGGCGCTTGTAGCTGAAATCAACCATCACCACGTCCTTGCCGGTCACGTCCGGAGGTGCCTCCTGGTACTTGCCGGGGTGGAAATCAATCTCGCCGAGCGCCTTGCGAACAACCCACGCAGCCCCAAAGCCATCGGCACAATTACCGTGGTAGATGCACATGCTCATTTTTCAGTCCTTTCGTTGTATTTACCGTTTGACGCACAACCCGTCGGTGCAGCGGATGCGCGTCAGCTTGTCGATCTTCTCGTCAAGATCCACCTTTTCGGCTACTACTCGCTCTTGGTATGGTGCCATCGTTAAATCTCCAACAAGTGCCGGCCTTTATTGGGAGCCGACTAACCCACCATTACCCTTTAATTTATTTATCATCTAAGGGGTCATCGCCTTCCTCATCTTCGTGAAGGTCCGTGTCTTCGGTGAACACATCGTCATCGATGCAAACGTCCCAGAAGTCTTCCTCAGTCTTCGTCCTGGGGTCGTGGGAGTGACCGGTGCATCTTCCCCAAGTCGATTCGTCGCCAGGTCCAGGTAGTATGTTGCTCATGATCTACCCCCAAAACACTATGTAGCAGAATGCAATCGCCGCCGCCAGAATGACCGAGTAGCAAATCCAGAATGCCCTGGTCGCCTCCCGGTCGTACAAATAGTGAGCTTCTTCCTCAAACATTTCCTCCCACTCTTCTGGGGTGATTCCGTCCACCAGAAACCGTCTCTTGGGCTCCGCCAAGTGGTCGAAGGCCTGGGAAGCAGTGATCTTCCCCTTCTTGAATTTATCCATGATTTCCTCCGACACGTCCACCTCGATGGTGTGCTTTTCCCCCGAGAACGGGGATGTCTTCGTCACTTTCACAGGCCTGTCCCTTTCTTCGTGTGCTTGTACGCTAGGGTGGCGTAGTTGGCGATGTCCAGCCAGCTATCCAGGTGGTTGGGGTTCCCGCACACCAACCTCGAAATCTTCGACAGAATCTGGTCCAGGGCCTCCCGCTGTACCCTGGAGAACTCCGGGTTCCTGCTCAGGATTTTCAGTTCCTGGGCCACGTACGCGTTGTCCTTGAAATTTCCGTATTCCGATTCCCGTTCCTTCGATACCTTTGCTAAGATCTTCATATTCCTCTCCTGGATAAACCATTACACGTAAAAGATTGTGGAGAACTATACCCCCATGCCATATCGTTGTCGCCAACTTCCTCCATGTTTCCTCGCCGGGGCTCCTTCTAAGCATACCGGCCGCCGACCCCGGCACGATCATGTAATCGGTGCCCCACTGAGCCAAAAACAGGGGCCGTCCTCCTGCGGCTATTCTGTCTTCGAACCAATTCACCTGGGTTGCCCTGACTTCGACTAGGGGGCCGCATTTCAACTCGATCCACCCCTCAACCCCCCTGTGGCAGTACGACAGGTCAGGAATCCCCGGGGACGTGTTGGGGCTCTCCACCCAACTCAGCGACACCGGCAAATTCTTCCTTGATTCGAACAGCTTCTTCAGCTTGTCTCTTAGCTTGCCTTCTTTTTTCGGGGTCATCAAACGGCCTTTCCAGAATCCTGTCGATCACTTTTCTTGTTGCGTCTTGAAGGTCTTCGCAGGAGTTCTGCACCGCTTCATGCAACTTGTCCTCGGCGAATTGCACTGCCCTCGCGCCCCTGGTGCCGCTGTTGTGCTGCCTGATGAAATTCCAGTTGTCGATCAGGTCGGCCATTTTGACGATGGCTTTGGGCATGCCGCTTTCGGGCAACATTTCTCGAGGGGCACCGTAGTCAAACTTGTCTGGGCAGAACCCGGACTCCACCATTGCCTCTTTCACCGGGGTAGAGATATCGCCGGAATACGCCTCCAAATAGTCGTGGATGATGGCGTAATAGCAAACGTCCCTCTCGGTGTAGCCGACCTTGTTGTAAATCTCCCTGTAGATAGCCATGGCTATAACAGCCACGTTGAATGAGTGGGTGGCCACGTTGCTCTCTCTGGTGGTGCCCACCGTGGTCCATCTCTGCACGTACTGCAGGTCCAGCATCTTTTCAATCGGGGTTATCATGCTTCAGAGCTCCATTTCTTTTGACCCATTTTCTGCTTCGGTTGATCGCCATTTTGTTCTTGAACTCCTCCTGCAGGTCCACCCCTGTTAGGTGGGCTATGTCCAGGAGGAGGATCAGGACATCGGCGCACTCTTCCCCTACGTTCCTGCTCCCGGTGAACACGGCGTCCATTAATTCAGACACCTCCTCCACCATTTTAATGGTGGTGTGCATCGGGTGCCTGTCGGGGAATATCCCAGACACCCATTCCACTACTTCATCGGTCATCGGGGGCAAGGAATTCATCACCCCTCCTCGGTAATGTCTGACGGGTAGGGGCCATACCCCATCATTGTGGTGGCCGTCCTGCCAAACAGCCCCAGGTGAGCCTTGTGGATGATTTCCAATGCGGCCCACGTGTGCTCGTAGTTATACTGAGCGAAGTTGACAAACACTTTATAGGGGGCAGACATGAGCAGGGCTTCCTCGATCTGGTGCCTGGAGAACGTCGCGATTCTACGTTCCCTCCCAGTGACTGTAGTCTTCTCGGAAGGCACCCCCAACTCCCCGAAGGAAGTCTCCTTCTGGTCCTTGTACCAGCCGCCGCTGTTCCCCTCGGAGATGTTTCCGACCCTGATCGGGTGCACCCGGCACGACCCATACACATGGCGGACCCAATGCATCGGGAGAGAAACATCAGCCACCACCCTGGCGGGGGTGCAGTCCCTGCTGGTGCAGTGCGGGTAAAACCCGCTGGAGATTCCGAGACTGTACCCCTGGCTTCCTTCCACCAGAGCATCGCCGGACGACAAAAAGGTCTGCAGCCACTGCCACTGGTTCACGATCTCGACTTCTGGCACCGCATGACGTATCTCGAACTCCCTGTCGCCGGCAATCACTCCGGGGTTTCGCATGATCTTGTCGCACAGGGCGGCTCCGGACCCCTGCATGGTGCTGGCGATCCTTCCCAGGGTCTTCTGCTCGATTTCCTTGTGGGACTCCGACAGGATGCCGGCGGCTTCATGGATCACCAGCCGAGGGCTGGACGGGATACGCCCCTTCAAGTATTCCCACTCCTCCGCCAGCCGCTTGATGGAGAAAACGGAACCGGGGCCAATGGCGATAACCCGAAGGTTCCTGCTGAACACCCCGCTGGGCAACACTTTGTGGACGAACTTGTCCCCGGCGTCGTTGTACGCCGTGTGGCCGGCATTGGGCATGTTAGCCGACACCGCCACTTCATAATGGTTCTTCGAACTGAGGTACCCGGCCAGAGCCCCCTTCCCGGTACTGCCGAACTGCAGGTCCACCAAAACATCTATCTTGGTCATTCCATTCTCCTATCACGGGGACATCCCCCACCATCATTATACCACATCCACCCATCGTCCACAAGTATCAATATGCCCCTTGTGCCTTCATTATAGCAACCTCCAGCACCCCCATGGCCGGTATCTTGGCTTCTTTCCCATCTACTTCGATCCCGTACCGCTTTATCCTGTCGGAGAATACTGCCAGATTCAGCGTGTCGTAAGATGATACCCGGTTTTCCTTAGCCCATTCCCGGTACTCGGCATATAGTTCGTATACCCTGACCCTGCCGGGCCACCTGCTATCGTCGCCTACCGATGCATTCACATCAACGGTGTCGAACGATCCCCGGAGAACAGCCTCATTGAGCCAATGCATGACGCTTTCGTGGTTATTGGATAGTCTTCTTTGTTCCACCAGGGCTTCTGTTCTCGGGGCCACCCTCAAATCCATCGTTATTTTCCTGTTCTGCAGCATATGCAGCAGGGCTCCCATCCCGCCAGTCTCCATCTCGAGGAATATCTGGTTGAAATACTCCCTGTTGCCGGCCTTGCTTCCGTTCACGTTGAGAACCAGCCATCTTCTGGACTGCGGACCGGCAGGGACTATCCAATCCTCGTTGGAGGCTATTATCACCCTGGCCAGATTGTCCACCTCCACCGCGTCGACCCCCTTGGACTCCTTATGTATCCTGGTCTCGGTAATCCTTCCCTTCAGGATGTTCCCAGACTTCCTGTCTCCGGGCCACAGAACCTCGTCCGCGTAGATTATTATGGAGTCAGCCAGATAGCTGTTGAATTTCCCGGTCAGCCTCTCGGAGTCTATCAAATGGGAATAATGAGCTCCAAACAGCCTGCCGAATGTGTTGGCCCATGCCCCCTTCCCGCACCCCTCGATCCCTCGAAGCACCACACAGCAGCCCTTTATCTCTCTGGAATTCTGGACACAATCAGCCATCCAGTCCAGGAGCCATTCATATATTATTACCTCCCCATTGCAGATTATGTCTCTCATATGGAACAAGTACAAAGGGCAGGACGCATTCGGGTCGGGCTCGACCGCCCACCCATCCCATATGTTCAACACATTTTGGGGCTGATCCTCTTGCGGGTATATCCCGACCCCATTATATGCCCTCCTCAGGGGCGACGCCATCCATATGTCGGACATCGGTTTTTCGACCACCCCTCGGCCAGTAGTAACAAACACCTTTTCTGGGGCGGCCATGTCTCGGAATGACTGCATCGACAGGAAATCCACCTTCTTCCCGCCGTGGTTGTTCTCGAAAGTGGCCACTACCATCGTTTTGCCCATTCGGACCAGGGCATACTTCTTGTTCATCTCGAGAACTCGTTCTTCTATGGCCGAGTCGTTTTCCCCGAATACCACGTCCCCTTCGATTGGTCTCCACCCGGCATTCTTGGCTATGAACAATAGGGTTCCGAATCCCACGGGACCTTCTTCATCAAACGACTTCCACCTAGATGAACATTCTCCCTCTTTTCTCCTCTCACCATTGCTGGACCACTCATCCCATACTTGGAACCCATCGTCTCCCAAGCAGGACTTCAAGCTCATGCCGACCTTCACCCAATCATCATAGGACAGAGAGTCTGGGTCTATTGCTGCCATCATCCTCTCCACCTGCCCAAAAGACAAGTTGCTGGCGGCGTCCTTCTTGGTGGTGGACTCTTTCCAGGGCTGGCCTAGTTTGTTCACCAGCCATTCTGGCATCACCGGTATTTCCCCGCCGTGAATCCATTCATAGCGCTTCCCATCGACGATTGACGGAAACACGACTATGTGTCCGGTGCACCTGTCAGAGAACCCTCCCCTGGTGTCTATTCCATTGGCCACCTTGGAAGAGCTAGACGCTGCGTTCTCCTGCCACAGGAATATGTGGTGAAACCCACCTGACGGCGTTTTCTGGACTGGCCCATCTGGCATTGGCCCTTCTTTGTCCAGAATCTTTTTTAATTCCTTTATGCCGGTGGTCCCTTTGACGGGCTTTGCATCTACGTCCAGGGCCATCACCTTACCGGCACCGCACCCCATGCCCAGATTAAAACCCCGATACTTGCCGTCTTTCCCAAACCACCTGTCCACCGTCTGAGATTTTGTGGTAGCGGAGGAATAGTTTATTCCACCTATCTCGGGGAGCCTCTTGCTTCCGGGCTCCAGGGGCAGCACGGGGATTCCCTGGGACACATAATACAGGGCTGCCTTGTGCACAGCATCGGCCAGAGACTCTCCTGCAACAACTACCAACGACCCCTCGTTTATGTCTATTTTCATCACTTGCCCCAGTAATTGTCCCCCACCCCTTTCAGGTCCAGGACCAGCGGTACCCTAAACCACGGCACCCTGGACCTAATGCTTTCTTGCACCCTTTCGGTCATCTTCTTTGCATCGGCTCCCTCCGGTATATTAACCTCGTATGAGTCATGGGTGTTCATTATCAGCCTATTTCCATGATCCCTGTACTCATCATCCATGGCCAACCACATTTCTTTGTTAATGTCGGCTGATGTGGCCTGGATAGCCAGACCGGATGCCTTGTACGTTTTGAATTTCCGGGGGAACCGGAGTCTTCTGCCGTGGTGGGTCTGGACGTACCCGTAGGATTCGGCTATGACTTTGGCCTTCTTGGCCAGTTCCTTGATTCCCGGCAGTCTTCGGTGGTACTCCTCAATAACGCTTTCGGCCAGGGGGCCTGCCTTCTTGTACGTTACTTTATTGCCCCTGGCATCATCAAAGCTGGCCCAATCCCAGTCCATCCCCATCTTTTCAGCAATAGCCCCATTGCCGCTGTTGAAGATCATGGACAGATTCAACTGCTTGGCGTTGGCTTGGCCGCTATAGGTGGCATTTCTGGGCAGGCCGGTCAGACGGGCCACATACTCGTGGAGGTCCAGCCTTTCATTCTCGTGGTACGCCTTTATGATACCGGCGTTATTGACCAGATGGGCGAACGTCCTGACTTCGAAGCTGTGCTGATCCAGCGACGCCCATTTACAGCCTTCCTCGGGCAAAAATACTGGCTTCACAATAGCCGCGACCACCTTGTTCCTGGCTGGTATCTGCTGCAGGGCGGGATCGACATACGACAGTCTTCCAGACCCGGTTCCGCCGTCTTCTCCCTTGTTCTGGTTTATGCGGGGGTATATTCTGTCCCCCACCATATGCCCCAGCACGTGCCCCCCGAGGAAAGTGTCCCTGGTCTTGATCATCGACCTCACCGATGATATCAGGACGGCCCTCCTGTCATTTTCCATGGTCTTCAAGGTGGGGGCATCTATGGATGGCCCACCAGAAGGAGTACTGGGAAGGACGTACCCGCTGTCTGTGACCCAAGCCACATCGTTCTGCTTGACCGGCTTGAATATCTCCCTCATCTGCTTGGTGCTGTTTACATTAACACTTCTGCCCACCAGGGAATCCAACTCATACTGGGACTTTTCTATTTCCTTCGTCAAGTCCGCCATGGCTCGCTCTGCCCTGCCGGCGTCTACCCTTATTCCCTTGCCCTCTGCCTTTATTAGAGGCACCATGACTTTTTTCTCAAAGTCTATTATCTTCCGGATGCCCTGTCTTTCAATCTCTTCTTCTTGCCACTCGTACATGCGAAGAGTCAATAGGGCATCCTTTTTGCCGTACGGGGACACAAGGCTGGTTGGGGCCAGATGTAGATTCGGCATCTGGGCTTGTCTGGTTGGCCTTCCCCCAAACAGCTTGGCGAGGGCTTGATATATGTCTTCTTTCCTCTCCTTTAGATACTTCTCGGACAGGTGATCCAGCGAATACGACATCTCATGCTCGTTGATCAGGCATGCCCTTACCGCCACATCGTCCAGCTTTGATAATGGCACGTAGAGCCCAGACGACTCGGACATGCGATAATCGAAACTGGCATTGAAGCATATAATCTTCCCCTCGAATCGGCTCATTTCGTCATTGAACCAATCCACTATTCCGGGCTCTCGCCTGATGTCGTGGTATTCGGTTGTGCCGTCCGGCAGGGCTATGCTGAACCCGAACACCTTGTCCACCATATATTGCAACCCGGTGGTCTCGGTGTCAAACGAAATGTACGGGCAGCCATCTAATCTCATCTTACCCCCATAAGAATGGGGCAGACATTTCTGCCTGCCCCCATGTCCTAGAACGGAATGTCGTCGTCGCAGTCCAGGGTGCTGTGCTGCGGCTGTCCGGACTGCGACGACCCGCCGTTCTTAACTGTCAGAGACAACGACAGGAACTTTGACCCGGGATTTTTGGCGTGCGGACCTGCCACCTTGATCCAGCCCGACGCCCAGTATTCCGTGCCCTCGACGTTGATGGACCCCTTGTAGTCAGGGT